TATTCGGTTTCCTCTTTCTTTCCTTTCTTTCCTATATTATACTTCTGTTCTAATATCCAATCACCCTTATCTTTATAAGATAAAACTTTAATTTGATTGAGTGGAGCAATATCTTCAACTGCTTCTGATTTTACTACAGAAATAAGTCCCCAATCAGCAAGTAAACGAGCAATGCGATTTCGACGCTGTACATCATTAACAGTGAGATTGGCATGTTTACCATCCAATGCAAACAACTCTTTAAAATGTACTATATAATATCTTCCTTGCTTATGTAAAATATGACAAGATTGGTAAAGTTTCTTTTCCTTTCTTGATGCTACACCAATTCTTGTGAGAGTTTCTCTTACCTTTAAAAAATCATCAGGTTCATTTAAAAGTACTTCTACCATTTGGTCTTGCGACCATTGTACAGTAGGCTCAGTCGTGGCAGTCATTTCATTCCTCCAGTATCAAGTCGTTGTTTAATGTAACTAATTTGTTCAGGGGTTAATATTTTCAAAGCATTAGATGCTTTTTCGTTACTATAACCATAGTATTGTTTAATGATTTCGAGGTCTGTGACTTTTTCCTTACGGAGCCAGGGACTAAATCTCTTCTTTTTCCTAAGTATATTTAGATAAAAAGAATATTGCATGTCTTTATCTAGGAATGAATACTTATTCATCTCATTAGCAAACATCACACAATCAAGATGTCCTGATAAACAACGATTAATAATATAAGGAGGATAATCCTTAATCGCTGTAGGATCTTCTATTAAATTCTCTTTAGTAAAATTAATACTATTGAGCCAATCCTTTAGTTCCATAGTTAAGTAATAAAAGTTCCTTTCTAGTTTTTTGTTCTCTCATATACTCACCAACCGACCTCATGGTGTATGTTAGATCAAACTCTGCTGCAGTCCATTGTAACCCTTTAAACCTATCTTTGACAAGTTGATCAGAATTATAACTAACCATCATATCTATTGGACTTGTTCCACAATCATCTGCAAACTTATCATGGTCAAATCCTTTATGCATTGAACCACTCTTACCATAAAGATTATCCTTAATATCATAAGGAGGGTCTAAGTACATAAAAAGATCATCATGAACATTCTCTCTAAAGCAATACTCATAAGAGTACTGATTAATATGCCAATGTGAAATTATCTCTGAATATCCTGGTAACTTCTCAATTCCTCTCATAGAGAAATTAGAAACAGATGCTTGCTTTGAAAATGAAGAACTCTCTGTTAATCCACTAAATGAACACTTATTAACAATATAAAATGCTGCTGCTCTTTCTATAGAATCAAGACTCTTATCATTAATAGCTTTTTTTGAATTGAGAAAAAGTTCTTTTGCAGGGAACTCTGTACCTTCTATCTTTCTTAATTCTTTAGGAGGGTCTGGATGATTAGTCTTATAATCTCTTAATTTATTTGTTAATTCATCACCAAAGGTTTGCAACTGAACCCAAAAATTTATAAGAGGTTCATATAAATCATTGACTGTAATTTTAAGATGAGGATATTTCTTACTCACATGAATAGCAACACTTCCACCACCTAAAAAAGGTTCACGGAACTCTGCATACTTATTCAAATCAGGAAAGTACTTATCCATTTTGGTACAAGCACGAGACTTACCACCAGGATAACGAAGACATGTTTTGTATGATTTTAAACTAAGTTTTGTCATTAAGTTTTTCCATAATAAATTGATACTTTTCTAAGCGACGCTTGCCTAGATAAGGTTTCATCAGTTCAGTCCAAGTCTGTGCTGCCTGACCTTGAAGATTGATAATCCAACAAGGTTTTTGTCCTGCTGCTACATGTGCTGGTCCTCCATCGGTATGGGTGACTTTCCTCCCATCCATTATAGCACCAACTCGCAACATTACATCCTCATCAGTCATACTCATTGACATTCTCAAATAAGGAGTTTCAGTATAAACTTTTCCATTAGGATAAGTTCTAGTCCGTCCCTTCTTATAACCCCAAGAACCTTCACCTTCCCAAATACCTGTTAACCAAGCAAGTTCAGTTGGACTAGGTTCTTTATGTTCGTAGATTGTTCCTTTAGCCATTACTCTTATACTTACTCCACTTCTATTTAGGAATGGGGTCTTCAAGGACTTCAGGGATTTCATTATCAAAAGGGGATTCATGTATTATACCTGCATTATACAGGCATTCTTGAAAAAACATATCTGCTATTTCATCTTCTGTCATGGTAATGTAGGAGGATTTAATTCTGCATCTCTAGCATCTTTTGCTACTTTTCTATTATGACTCCAATAATCATACATGGTATAAAGTTTAATAGGACCAATCAATGTTCTCTTAATAAACTCATCAAGATAGATTAGTGCAATAAAGAAACAATCTTCTGGAGTCTCAGGTAATTTCATTTCTTAGATGTAGGTCTAGGATTAGTTCTACGATTAATAATTGAAATAAACTTATCAGCAGCAAATGTTCCTCCAAGACATACTTCAAGTTCATCACCATCTAACCAATTAGGATCACCATTCATTTTAGTATGGTTCATTGCCTCTTGAATTTTATCAATAACTTCTTGAGTCAGTTTCATTAATAAAACCTCTCATTATTATAATCTCTACCAACTTCTACTTCAATAGCATCAAATATTTTAAGTAAAGAATTAGCAAATATTCTATATCCTGAACCAACATATAGTTGACCCAAGACCACTGATACTGTTGCTACACCCCAAAAGATGTAATAAAATTTTGATTTAACTTGATTGCGTTGTTTTTCTTTAGTAATCATGGTTGTTCAGAATGACAAATTTGTTCAGTAAGTCTCGCACCAACAGGACAATCATCAGAATAAACTTCTAATCTATGAGTCTTGATTGAGTCTTGTTCAAATATTGTAACATTAACCCTACCATTTTTGCAAGAAATCTTAACAGTCCCATTGCAAGACCAATCTTCTGGTTCATTATGAAACTTATAGACTGGATAGGGATCTCTTGATGGATAGTTTGCAACTACCTTAAAATTGTCAGTCATTTTTTTTCCCAAGGTGTGTCATGATCTAAATTCAACCATTTCCTTATTATAACACATAATCTTTTCATAATTTATCGTGGGTATGATTTTTATCTAGTTTACCAGACATCACATATGCATCCCTGTTTCCACTATGACCATGTGCTACTCCTAACTCATGCATTTTAGCATGTTCGTCAATAGGATCACGCAAATCTACTTTACCTGGACCAATTGTAAGATACAATCCATATCCAACAATAAAAAATAATAATCCTACGATAATGAATACTAAAATCATGATTTTTGTTTCCAGTGTTTAATTAAAATTTGAAGTTCTTTAATACGCTCTTCAGCTTGTTTAACTTTTTCATCTAAAGATGTCATTTTTTTAAACTCCCATCATCGTTTATATTTAAGTGTAATTGAATTGCATTATCAAAGTTGTTATAAGTTAGTTCATGCAAAGAACAATATTCACTAAAGGTAATCTTCATTTCTTTTTCAGTAAGTCCACAATGTTTTGCTGCTTTTGGCAAGTTCCATTTTGCAGAAAACAGCATCTCCATTGCTTTCCTAGTCTCCAATCTCATTTATAATCTAAATTTTAATGGTGATACTAACTCAACCTGTATTGGTTTACTAAGAATATCAGCAAGTTTATGATATGCTATAGCCGTCATTATTTGAGGTGCTATAAAAGCAACCATTGCTACAATCCAAAAAAAGTAATAATAATTTTCTTTATTTTGTGTTCTCATTTATTTGTTGAGTAGGTGGTGAATTAAACCCAAAGTAGATACCTATAAAAGGTATAGAAAAAATAGCAACTCTAGCAAACCCTGTCAATGCCAAGATAATTAAGATTTTCTTACCTTTCATTTAAACTTACACTCTACCATTATTTCAGTAAGACATGCTAACATATTTATTTCCTGGTCCGCAACAAAAGCGATTTGGTACTGGTACTTAGCAAGTATGAGAACAGCAGCAGGGATGGTAGAAGGAACCAAGGTAGTGTAAAGACTATCGTAAATACGGCGTAATAAAACAGAAGGATCGTTGTCCAAGTTATTGACACACCATTTACGAA